CCATCATTACGAAAACAACAGCCATCATCCAGAACATTACGAACATGGGGTGAATGGATTTGACCTGTTCGACTTGATAGAAATGTTTATGGATTGGAAAGCTGCAACTGAAAGGCATGCTGATGGTGATATTCGCAAATCAATTGAAATTAACAAAGAACGGTTTGAATTATCAGACCAAGTTTGTGACATTTTTCGAAATACAGTAGACAGGCTAAATTGGTAGGTGTACTAACGTACCTAAGTATAACGGGCGCGGTAAACAGTAACTTTTAAAGGATTAAACATGAATTTACAGGAAGAATTTGAGAGCACCGATATATCAAAAAGAATTAGAAAAGATACCTACCTGTATTGGAGGTTTTATTCTAAGTTTCTTGAACAACGCTTAGAAACCGCGTCCGCTGTTGATACTATTGTTAGGTTGCAGAAACAAATTGAACAATGGCAGCAAGAACTTGGTAATGCTTGCTATTTAGACGAACAAAATAATGCAGGATTGAACTCTTTTAAGTACAGGGAAATTAATGATAAGCTTGCTGATATATTAGAAATAATAAATGCAACCTAACGTGTAAGGCTTAACGTGTCCGCTTTGCGGTCACGTTGAAGCCATTGTTATTTTTTTTAAACAATTGCGGATTTTGAAATGGATAAACTGAATTTACATACTGGTGGGAAAACAGAAGATAGAAGGGATTTGGACTACTATCCAACTCCTCCTGAAGTAACACGGGCTTTAATGGATTTTCTATTTATTCCACAAGGTTCAACGATTTGGGAACCAGCTTGCGGCGAAGGTTATATGGTGAATGAAATTGAAAAATATGGCCATAATGTAATTGGAACTGATATACAGTTTGGAGACAACTATTTTGAAACTGAACCTCCTGAATATGTGGATGCCATTATAACAAACCCGCCATTTAAGCATGCCGAAGAATTTATAGAGAAAGCGATTAGTGAGGCTGATACCGTGGCTATGGTATTGAAAAGCCAATATTGGCACGCAAAAAAACGCTTGGGTTTATTTATGAGACATAAGCCAACTTACGTTCTTCCGCTTACATGGAGGCCAGATTTTCTTTTCAATGAACCTGGAAAAGGTGGTAATTCTACAATGGAAGTTTTGTGGACAGTATGGATAAAAGGGCAGGAAGATTGTAAATATTATCCATTACAAAAGCCCGAACCGGAAGGACAAGAGCAATTGTTTAAATAAAAATAACAAAAGTTTCTACTGCAAGCCGGACTGGGCGTGAACAACCCTCAAGCGCCTTGCTTGTCAGTAGGAAACTAAGGTTAGAAATATAGAAAGGATTATGAAAAACGAACTATTACAACGTGTTAAAACACAGCTCAAGAACAACTGGTATGTAGACCGGGGCGACATACAAGCCCTTATTGATATTGCTGAAAAGGATGTATCACCGCAACACACCCCGAAAGAAGTCTATCAAAGCTTATTTAATTTCTTTCATACAGAGCACGGGCTGGTGCTAACGGAGGGGGAAATGGATGATATTGTTTATGCCGTAAAAGAGTTCATAGACCATTCGCATCAAAGATATAGCAACACTTTAGATAGCAAAAAAATGAAAGCGCCTGATAAAATATACTTACAAATTGACGAAACAGAACACCGAGGCCCAAATTTTGAAGGAGTTACTTGGTGTAAGGATAGAATTAACGATTCAGATGTTGAGTACATAAGGGTTGACCATGTTTTCAAAAGCCTAACTGATGAAACAAAAACTATGCCCTATGAAGAACTTTTAAATTTTGTAGATGAGATAGAAAAATGGTGTTATTTAGACATAAATGCTGAGCCTCACATAAGTCTTAATGGCATTGAAAAAGCGATAGAAATTCTTGAACAAAGACGAGAACAACGTTTGTAAAATTTGCCTTAAGAAAGCCACATAGCGTGTGAGGCTTAAATTAGTTAGACATTTAATATATAAATCAACCAATGACTGGGTGGTTAGTGAAGCCATTAAAAGAGTTGTTGAACAATAAAATTGAAGATTTTAAGCACATTGCATCGGGGCATCGAGGAAGTGGCTCCCATCGGTGGCATACAGCGTCTTACGAGGCGGGAGCAGGTATGCTAAACCCTGGTGCAATTGCTTAATTTAAATTTCTGGTTGATTTGCTTCTCAATATATCATTGATTTCATCAGCAGTATAAACACTATTACTTATTGTGTGTATTTTTTCTGTTACATTAGTAGCTTCATTTTTACCAATAATTCCTTTACGTACAGCATCGCTTATTTGATCTGTTATGTGCTTTGCCCATTTCTCTAACCTGTTTGATGACATTTTCCCATAAATAATCATACTTTCCCGGGCTTCATCACTGTTATGCGGCGTTCCTTCCATGTATAATCGTAAGGCATAAGCAGAAACAATCAACCAGGATTCATTCATTCTTTCATACCGGTTACCTTTCATTGGCTCAAAGGAATCACATGCGCTTGCAAGTGCATCTGCTAAATGTTCAATAAGCATAGCGTTTGTAGGGGCAATCTTTTTTACATAGACTAAATACTTTATCTGATTAAGCATCAGATCATAAAGAACCTCTTGATCTTCTTCAGGGATCTCAATTTTTCCTTCATCATCTACATCATGATGCTCTGTATAAACGGGCTTACCAATACATTTATAAAAATCAAGTGATTTTTGCTTTGATATCTTTTCATTATAAAAGCTCAAAGCAAGTGATGTTGAAGCAATTGTTATAACCAATAGTAGGATACATAAAATTAATATAGGTGTAGTCATCTTTAGTTTTTATCATTTAATTTATTATTAAAATGGTTGGTCGTCATCGTCCAGAGGAAGATTATGTGGCATGTTCTGTGTACCTACAGGTCGTAAGGATGGTTTTCTATCATCTCTGCCCGGTTGTTGGGTACGCCATTCTGCATAATGTGAAATAAAATCCATTTTAAATGTCCCGAGCATTCCATTCCTGTTTTTTGCGATATCAATAAATCCAATACCAGTTGTCGATTGCCCCTTGTATTCATCGTGGCCAAAAAGTTCCGGGCGATTGAGAAATATAACACAATCAGCATCCTGTTCCAATGTACCACTCTCTCTTAAATCATCCAGTTTTGGTTGAGCGCCAGGTCGTTTAAGACATTCCCTTGATAATTGTGAACAGGCAATAACCGGAGTATTGGTTTCTTTAGCTAAGGCTTTAAGTCCTCTTGATATACTTGATATCTCTTGCTCTCTATTGCCTTCTTTATAACCGCTCATCAACTGCAAATAATCAACAAAAAGCATATCATAGCCTTGGGTTACTTTCGCTTTATATTTAGCAGCTAATTCATGTATTCCTATTGCAGGAGTGTCTTCTATAAATAAATCACAATCGTATAACCTCTCGCTTGCCTTCATTAACTGATCCATATCATCCTTATTTATAGAACCTGATCTTATTTTAGTAAAATTAACCCGGCTTTCAAGTGCCATTTGCCTAAGTATTATATCCCTGTTTACCATTTCACCATTCCATACGAAAGGCCGGCGCTTAAAATCACTTTTAAGGGTTGCTGCATAAAAAGCGTTCTTTATAATGAACGCCGATTTACCAATACCAGGCCTTGCCCCAATAATATAAAGACTGCCATCCTGATAACCGTTGGTATATTTATCTAATGGAGTTCCGGTTGGCGCGCCGGAAAGACCGGGGTTTTCCTTGCGATGCTCAACATATTCAAGAGCCTGATAAATAATGTCTTTACTGTATCCGCCCGTTTCATTATAAAAATCTGTACCAAGTTTTGATGCTAATGAATTAAGTTCTCCAATAAGCTCCCGGCTGTCCGAAGATTCACTGTAGGCTTTATTGGATACCTGTGTAGTTAATAAAATTAGATCTCTCTTTGCCTTTTTATCTTTAAGTATATCAATATAATCTAACGCAACTCGTTCTCCTACTCCGTGATCGGCGGCAATTTGATAAATTGATTGCTCTCCCCCAGCTCTTTCAAGAGCCTCATTTTTTCTAAGCTGCTGGATAATTAAATTTGTATCAACTTTTTTATTCTTGTTATACAAATCTAATATAGCTTTGTATATAAGTCTGTGTTGCGGGGAGTAAAACACATCTATATTTTGCTTTAAACCCTGTATACATATATCAAGCATATCCGGCATAAACATCATGCTTGATAATAACTCTACTTCAATTTCTGTTGCTTGAGGCGGTATCTTTGCGTTGTCCATAGCTATGTTCTAAGTTCTAAAACTTGGTAAAAGTAACTCTTTTCCTTCTACAACCTTTGATTCTCTCCAAATATGTTCTTGTGGATCTAATCCTCTCTCTTTGCAAACTTCCTTATATTTATCTGGCCTCAACCAGCCTGCTTTTAAATGATCAGAAACCGTATTCATTTTATTCTGAGTTTCATTAAAGGCATACCACCGGTCAACCCATTTATCTATAGCTTCCATTTTTTTTCGGCCGTAATAGGTATTCCAATCCCTACGATGGGCTTCTTTAATCATACTGCTTCTTGCCCGAACTTCTAATCCGCCAAGTAACTCCCTACCTGTATAAACGTTTAATGCTCGTTTAATATCTTTCTTTTTTTTAGGTGTTAACCTTGTATTCGCATCACTTAACTTGTTAAAAGAATCAACAAAACTTTTATAATCAATCTTTCCCCCGGAATATTTCTGTTTAGATGATGCAACATAAGGCTCGATCTGTGGTTTCTTTGTGTGATCATCAGCGTTATGGTTGTTAACATTTGTTTCTTTGTTGTTAACATTTTTAGTTGACTTGTTAACAATAGTAACATCAAAGTTAACAGATCCAAGCTCCTTTTCAATAAACTTATCAACATTAATAAGTAGGTACCTATAATCAAGTGTTATTGATTTTCTCCGTTTACAGGCTGTAATAAAGCTCTTTTGTATATTCTGACTGGTCAATACCCCATAAGTTTTAAACATTTTCTTATCAAATACATTAGCATAGAGAGCGTGTTCAATAAGATTGTTGATAACTTCCTTGCTCACCGGATACTCCGGCCGGTTGTATTCAGCTATATAGAGCATAATAAAGTCATCATCAACGGTAAGATAATAGCCTTCCTCAAAAAACATTTTTTCAAGTATAGTCCAGTAAAACCCAGCACCCGGTAATCCCGTTAAAGAGCAATAAATTTTTAACGGTTTTGTTTGCATAGCGGTAGATGAGTGTATAAAAAAATCGAGACCTTTATTCATTATGCCGGTATTTACGAAGTTCTATAGTCTTCTCTCCTCCGTACTCTTTGGGCCTGTGGTATTCAATAAAGCCTTGGTTAATTAACTTATATAAATGATCCCTGAGCCGGCGCTTTCCCATCTGGCTGTCTTTAGCTAAAAAACTTTGTGATTTTTGTATCCGGTTTTTCTTAAATGTCCAAAGGTACAAAAATGTAGATATAACCGGGGGAGAAACACCCAGTGCATTACAGTCTCGAATAATATCCTGAACTTGTTTCATTGATATAGTTGTTTTGTTATGGTTAGCATATCTGGATCAGCTATCACTTTTTTTTTACGGACTCTGGAACATTGTTAATGAGCTTGCCATATTTTTGCTCCATCTTATTAAGTATTTTTTGTGCTGCATTCAGTGATAAATTTCTCTGTACAATACGTATTTCACCCGTTTCTTCATCTGTTACTTCTTTATATATATACGGTTGCCATTCATCAGCTTCATCGGGATTTTGCAGGTGCATAAAATACGCTTCAATATCCTCTAACATTTTTTTGGAAGCCGGTTTTTTTTCAGCCGGAACAGATTGTGGATTAGCTTGTGTTTTATTTTCAACCCCAAGGTGTTTTTCTTCTTGGTGTAAGGCATCGCTTGGCAGAACCGGCTCTTTCCAATAAAACTTTATGTATTCAGGTTTTCCGTTTTGTTTTTTTACTTTACTTTTAAACTGATATGAATTCCATTCAGGCTGCCAACTATTGCTAACCTCAACACCAATTTGTGGTACAAGCTTTAAATATCTGCCAATACCTATCTTACTAAGTACTCTTTTTTCGGCAAACGCTAAAGCGCTTTCGAGCGCTGTTAGGGTGAATTGTCCGCGTTCCCGGGTATCAAGAGTGGCTCCTTCGCTTTTTTCTATCCAATCAGATTCTTGGTTCTGCCGGATTTTTATTGTGAACCTGACCTTTTCCCCGGGTAAAAGTTCAAATTTGTTTTTCCAATTGAACGGCCCAATCACGGTATCAAGGCGATGTTCTGCTGATTCTTTTTTAATATAAGGTGTGGCAAAAGCTTTAATTACATATCCATTTTTGCTGTTATAGTCATAGGCGCTTACAATAACCCATTCTATATCATCAACTTTAAATTTTTCGGATAGTTTTTTGTAAATTTCTTTTTGATCTTCAGTCATAGGTATATGTCATAAATTTGTTATTGACAATAATAAGACAATGCCATATTATTGTCAAAAAATAATAGCTATGGATAATATTTATTTTCAAACAATTATTTTATCAGTTAAAAAAGATGACAAACCTGCTGAAGATTATGCATTCATTGGGCTTTCTGCATTCACAAAAGATGAATGGGATAAACTATTAAAAGAAGATAAAACAATAACCGATGTGTTATCTGAAACGAATGCCATTAAGTTAGGTGTGCCGGTACCAATAGAAAAGGCTATTACAAATTCTGAACATAAAGATTTGGTAGATATGATAAGAGATGAGCTGATGAGTAAAAATAATATATCATGAAATATTTTTCTGTTTGTAGTGGAATAGCAGGATTTGAGCACGGCATAGAACGTGCTGTAAAGGAATGGGAGTGTGTGGGTTTTTCTGAGATTGATAAATACGCAAATGCTATATATAATTATCACTATCCTAAACACAAAAATTATGGAGACATCACAAAAATCACTGTTCCCGAATTACCCGATTTCAACCTTCTCGTTGGAGGATTTCCGTGCCAATCTTTTAGCATTGCTGGCAAAAGACAAGGATTTAAAGACACAAGAGGCACTATATTTTTTAACATCGCAGAAATTTGTAAGGTTAAACAACCTGAATGGGTTCTACTCGAAAACGTTAAAGGTTTACTTAGTCATGAATCTGGAAAAACTATTGCAAGAATCTACCAAATTCTTACCGAGCTTGGTTATACCGTTGGTTGGGAGGTGGTTAATAGTTGCCAATTCGGAGTCCCACAAAACAGAGAGCGAATCTTTATTATCGGACATCTTACAGAAACCGGAGGACGTACCGGGGAAATATTACCTATCAGAAAAAAAGATAAAAGGCCTTCTAAAGGGACAATCAAAACCCCAATTGCTCGAACGTTCACAGCAGGGGGGAATTCAGGAGGATTGCACAGCTCGATGACGTTAATTCAAAATAAATTCACGACAAAGGGTAATGCTTATTGTCTAACATCAAACTATAACAAGGGCATTGATTCAATAAATAAAAATAAACATACCCATATTGTAGAAAAAAACCAGGTTAAATCCGGCACATGGAGAACACATAAAGATGATGAAGGATTTAGAGAGCTTAAAAACTCCGATATTTCTCCATGTATTCCGGCACGTGCACGGGAAGATGGAAGCGTCCAGCCCGTAATATTGTCCCATTACGGGCACAAAGATAAGCCGCCCCAAAAACATGATATAGTTCCGACGCTGAAGGCTGAATCACACGAGCACCAGCCAATGGTAGGGTCTGCCTTAACTCCCGATAGATTGCAGAAGCGGCAAAACGGACGAAGGTTTAAAGAGGATGATGAACCGAGCTTTACACTCACTTCCCAAGATAAGCGTGGTGTTCAGCAAGGCGCTTTACGCCTATTGAGTGTGAGCGCCTTCAGGGGTTCTCTGATGGTTGGACAAAATTCGGAATCATTGATGGTGAAATCACTGAAATAAGTGATACGCAACGCTACAAAACATTAGGTAATGCTGTTACGGTAAATGTTGTAGAGGCGATTATAAAAAAGATAGATGCCCTTGTTAATTAGTATGTAATATGGGTAGGTTTGATTTTATAAATTCTCTGGCAGATCCTATATCAGGAAAGAAACCGTTAACATAATCCTCCCAACGTGAATATTGACGGTATTCAAGTGCTTTAGCAGCCCTCCCAAACAAATCAACACTTGAATAAACAGGGTGTACACCTATAGGTATATCAGGTAACATATTGCAGGATATAAATATAGTGTTTATCGTTTGGGTTTCCAGCGCCGGGTTAATATTCTTTAACCGGCCTATCCCTTCCATTGATTGAAAATCAATTTGACAAATTTTCATTGTGCTCTCGTTAAATTCCTAATTGTTGCGAGCCGGTGCAGTTTATAAAATCGCCCTTTAACATACAAAGCTTTATCAATACCTATAATTTCTCCAGGTAGCCCGTAAAGACCATCAACAGAGCCGGCTTGTCCGTCTTCTAAAACAAAGTATGTTACCGGCTTATCTTTGCACATCTCAATTTTTATAATACGTGCATTTTTTTGATGTGCCTCATAGTTAATCTCATTCTGATATACAAAGATCAATGTTACAAGCAGGGTTCCCGCTATAACTATTGCTAAGATGTATTTAATTAGATTATTCATAATTTAAAATGGTAGATCGTCTTCGGTGAAATCTGCCACGTCAAGATCAGCCTGTTTTTTGGGTTCAGGTTTTGGTTTTTGAGTGCGGTCGGGGTTATTAGAATCCTTATTACCAAGCATGGTTAGCCCCCTCCCGGTTATTTTCGTGCGTGTTACTTCCTGGCCATCTTTATTGGTATATGTTTCTGTTTTAAGGCTTCCTTCTACACAAACTTTATCACCCTTTGAAAGATAATTTTTACAGACTTCAGCAGGCCTTCCAAAAAAAGTAATATCATGCCATTCGGTACGCTCCTGGTATTCACCGTTATTATCTTTCCACTTTTCCGAAGTTGCTAAAGACAAATTAGCAATATCAACACCCGTATCTGTTGTTTTACATGATGGATCGTGGCCAAGGTTGCCTATTAATATAACTTTATTAAGTGTGCTCATAGTTATTGATTTAGTATTTTTATTGTTTTTTCAGCTTTCTGTTTATTTAACCCAGTCTTTAGATCACATAGGACGGTTCTGGTTAATCTGTGCTCCGATGCAATATCATGGTTGTCCGATGTTAGAATTACATAACTGTCTAAGGTATATTCATAAGAAAGAATCCAATCATTAATAAGCAAAGACCGACCTATATTTGACCTACTAACAGCACCAACTACCGGCGGCTGTATGTTGTTATTTATAAAAATCCATTTTAGATCTTCTAAAGGGTATTCATTTCTCCAAGAGCAAATAACAACCAGGCCAAGCGGTCCCGGGACGAATTGATCTATATGGTTTAACTGCGAACAGGCATTATTGTTAAAATTAAGTCTGGTTTTTTTACCATCGTTAATATCAACCAAGCATTTTTTGTTTAACAATACACCGTTAATTTCAATAAAAACAATCTTCATGTAAGGACAGGGTTCAAAAGTATCACAACGCTATCGGTTCCAACAAATATTTCTAAAGCAGTAGATTCACCGGTTATATGATATCCCTTCTTTTTTATTTCAAGCTCAACATGTTCCAAGTTATCAACATCAATGTTGTGCTCTTTAATGCGTGGATCATCCAGTTCTATAAGGTCAATTTTTATACCGTTAACGTAACTTAGTTTGTTGTCGGTAAAGTCCCTGCCCGAATACCGGACACTAAGGATCACGGTTTCCTGTTCAATCGCTACTAAATCACGTAATGTTCGTATAGTAACTCCCCCAAACTTCTTTGAAGTGTAGCGTTTATACGGGGAGTTTGGGTCATGATGGTAGCGAAAATGTTTACCGATAAATACACCGTTCACTTTGTATAAAAAATTATAAACTTTCATAATCCGTATATTAACATTGCTGCATCTCTGCAATGTTGATTTGTTGTTTTAGTTTTATTGTACCCAGTCAAGGTTACAAATTGATTGTGTGTCAATTTAGTTTTTTTTGGAACTACTTCAGCAACCAAATACCCGGCGCGTCGGATACCTTCAATGAGTAACTCCGTTTCTCGTTTAACACCTCCTACGTTTTGTGCTATCTTTTTTTCTTTTCGTATGTTCTTAGTGCGCCTAAAAGAGGGTTTAATGTGTTGGGGAGATTCAATGAATATACCAACTTGGGTTGGTCCAAAATTTTCTACTATGAAATCATAAGTGTTCCAAAAGTCTGAAGTGTGTAGAATTAAATCCCCGGTTGCTCTTTTCATTACAGCAAGCCCAGTTGTAGTGCCACAGTCTATGCCTACAAGAACATCTTGTAATTTAATCCGTTGTATATGTTTTATGTTCATTGTTTACCGGGCCATTATCTATAGCCACGCCTTTCGTTTGTTTATCAAACCTTGCGTTTGCTTTATATGATTGCTCAGCATACTCATGCAAATGCGGACGGTTGGTTTCAAAAGATTTAAGGCGCTTTCTATACGCTCTTTCTTGCTTGTATTCTTCCCAAGCTATAAAACCAATTTCGGTAGCCATCAGCACAAGTACGCTTAGTAATATGTAATTATCTCCAATCATCGTTGAAATATTTATATTCCTTTTTTCTGTCTTCGGGTAATTTACCAATGCCAACACCAATGATGTACCAAAGCTCATTAAGAACCTCTGCAATTGCTTCCGATTCAGCTTTTGCGTCCAGGCTTTTGCTTAGGTCGCTGTTGCGCCGGACTCTTGAATAGAAGCTGTCTTTGTTTGCAATGTCCCCAGCCAGCCGGGCCAATTCAGACATGTTCATTACGCCTCGAATGCGCTGTAGGAACCTATAGCTCCGAGGACGTATGTATTCTTCAGTGTCTACCATTGTTTTTGTTTTCTTTTTACTCATTTTTATTCCTTCGGTTTTGTAATTGAGAATTAGTGTCTACACTTTTATAAGTTCTTACTATTGTATTTTCCGTGAATTTATTTCTATATATCCTAATTGGAACCCAATCTCCGGCACGAAGCTCTTTAAATAATGCATAATTAATAGGAACCTTATATGAATTACCTTCAACGTCAGTAACAGTAATACTGTATTCTGGTGAACCGGCCGAAATAGATGCCCGACTGTGTATTGTGATGTAATTAATTTTACAAGGCACTATAGAAATATCGTACAATTGAGTCATCAAGAGTGGTACGCCAAGGATAATAAAAATCAACAACCCGAACATCTTACGGTTCATATACTCTCCTTTTTTAAAGCTTTATTACGTAATTGTTTCATGGCTTCCGGCCATATCGTTTCCCAACTTTCTATACGGTCAACATTCATCTGTACCCATCCTGATTTTGGCACGAAATTATTATTTATCCCGTACTCTAAGGCCTGGGGTAATGTTCCCCGGCATGAAAATACACACCTATCGTAGGTGAGGTCTTCATTGAGTTTATCACAATCAATGTATCCATCGTATAGATTGCTTGGCCATATCACAAGTTGTCGTAAAGGGTTAATTAGTATGTTCATAGCGTTTGCTTTTTTAGGTTCGGATTTAAAAGGTTTCCAAAAAACTGCACAAAATTTTTATTAATGTCAAATATTTGTGCAGATTTTATGTTGTTAATTATTGCCAAACTTTAATTCAAAAAGTTCTGATAAAATTTCTTTATCCATTGTATTATTTGTTTGCTTTTTAGTGGTTTTGATTAGATCTATACAGAGTATATTTTACCCATCATATACAGGTTCTTTGTTTGTTAGGTGTTGGTTTGCATATAAATATGTAAGGCCCCGCTTTTTATAATTAAGCTCAAGCCATATTACACAGTCTTTACGGCTGCCGCAGGTGTTAAGCACCTTATATGTGCCTTCGTCAATTTTCTGTCGTATCTCCCATATATGCAACCGGTCGTCCACGCGGATAAAAAAGATCGGTTCATCAATTTCTCTTGCGTAATATAGACCGGGTTCAATTTTTTTTGCTGTAATTTTATTAGTCATTTTTTTTATTTTTAATTAGCTTTTTTTTATCGGCATTGATAATGCGTTTATTCATTTTCTTCTTTTAAATTTCCGTTAGAGATTAAATAATCTACAACCATTCCAGATCCTGATTGTAACTTTGCAAATATGCTGTGTTTGTTTTTGTAATCTACATGTAACTCTTGTACTGTGTCGTACACATTACAATGTGTTGCTGATGTGTGGTCATCAGAAAAGGGCAGGTCTTCATAGGTATTAAACCGGCCACCTACAGGTTCTACACCGGTTATCTTATATGCGTAATTCATGTATGTTCTGTGCTTATAAAAAACCAATACCCCGTTTTCTGGAAGTTCGGCGCTTTCAGAATACCCTTCATACTTTCGTTTTTGGTAGGGATCATCCTCTGTGCCTTGGTACACGCAAACATACTGGTAACAGCCGTGCTCATGGCTCTTTTGAGAAACAATTTCCACGGCCTTCTGAACCGCCTCGTTAAGGTCTTCAAAGGTTTTTTCGGTAACATCAACAGGATCGCCGAGATTCTCTATATAATCTAATCTTATTTCTAATGTGTACATAGCGTTATGTTTTGGGTTAATGGTATCGCTTAATGGCTGGGAGTAGTTTAAAGTTATTTTCTTCGGCATATTTTTTAGCAAAGCGCAACGCCTCCCCTTCTGAAAAAAACGAATTTATGTTTGAGTGGTATTCTGCCTTAGAGCTATCATCGTGGATAACTTTATCCACAAAATACATTCGCCTGGATGTGGTCTTTGTCTGTGGAATTGAATGTGATTCTATCTCTACTGTTATCTTTGCCATAGCATTTGCTTTTTATGTACTGGTTGAAAAGTAAGCCATTAAACTGCACAAAAAATTGTTCAATGTCAAGTACTTTTTTTATAATAAAAACAGACAGTTATGTAATACATAACTGTCTATCGTTATTATGTTTTTTCTATGGAGATTGTCCCAATACGGTTACCGTTAATGTCCCGTGTGCCGGTCAAAGCACACGGGATGTGGGAAATTATATTGTTTTCACTAAATGATATCGAGACCATTCAGGCTTTATTATAACCGCCTCGCCCGGCTCATAGTGTGATTTAAGCCACACTACTTCTCCGCCATGCTGCTTATGTGTTTTAGCCTGGCCAAGAGCATTTTTCGATGGGTTTGCCCGTTGTTCCCAATCGAATTTTTCACCTGATTCATCAAGCTCATATTCAGGGTATTCGGCAGCGCATCGCTCTTGCTCGTAAGTCATGCGGTATTCATAACCTTCTTCAAGCATTGTTTTCAGCCGATCAGAGCCGTGATTTTCAATCCACGATTTACGCGCCGCTTCTTCTTTTTGCTCTTTGGCTTCTCGTTCTTCTCGTTTTTTTCGGATTCTTTGGTCTTCGGCGTCTTTAATTTCTTTCCTAACCTGTGATATGTAGTTACGCACGTCTTCGCCTAATATACCTTCGTATAATGAATACCCACGATGCGACCGGGATTCTAAAAACTTCTCGGCAGCCTCCCTGTTACCCAGGTACTCGTTGCGCTGATCGGCTTTAATTGCGGTTATATGATCTTCTATTTTATTATTTAAAGACCGGGCATGGAATTTTATCATTTCCTCTATGTCTGTGTAGGCAATGTGTATTGGCTCTGATTTTCTACCCGTAATTTTATTTATTATTTTAATCCAATCTTTCCTAAATTTTGCGATGTGGTAATTCATTTGCATATCAACTATTGTGTATGCTTTTTGACCTTCTTGTTCAAGAAAATTATCAGCCTGTTCGGAATCTTTAAATTCAAAAAGATCGTTTTCCAGAGTGTATATTCTGTGTATTATTGATCGAATCTTTGCTTCTGATATCAGATCCTCGTTTAGCTTTTTTCTTAGTTCGGCAATAGCCGATTCTTTTGTCATTGAAAATATATCTTCTTGTGTCATAATTTACCTATTTGGTTTTGTTTTGATTATTCCAGAGCAGTTGCCCCGGGTTAAATCCCGTGTGCCGGTCAAAACACACGGGATAATCATCTTTGGGGTTATGCGGTTTCAAGCGCATGTTCTGCATGGGTGTAGTATTGGGCTAAGAATTCGGTTGCTTTCTCTGCCCGACTTGCGGCCCCTATAATGTAATATTCGCCTTTGTCCTGTTTAAGCGCTTTTATCCACCCTTGGATATAAGCTGTTGAATTTTCCATTATAGCTTCACGTATTCCAAATTCTTGGCATATAAATGATGCTCCAATTTCGGCTGTCAATTCCTCTTTGGAATATTCTTTCATATCAGGTTTACCCTTCAACTCTCTATCCAGCCGGGTTTTGTGGCCGGTTGAGTGAATAATCTCATGAAAATACGTTTTATAATAATATTCCGGATTTTTGAAATCCGAAAGCTGTGGCATAACAATGCGATCTAAAACCGGGTTATACATAGCCCTTGGCCCAACGCCCTTTGTGATTTGCTCTGCTGCCATATAATGATTTATAAAACGCTCTGCTGAACTTATAGCTGGATGATTGATAGCCTGAAGTTCCGGTAATTTGTGCTCGTCTATATCCTCACATTGCTCATAGTTGAACACGTTATAGTATCGCAATATATATCTTACATCGTATTCACTACTGTCTAACCCCTCGGTTTCTTCATGCTCAACCTGTTTCCCATCTATATAATACATAGGCATCCAAAACACGACTGGTGTGGATTTTTCTCCTTCAATCACAGATCCTCCAAGCTCTTTTGCCTGTCTATAGGTCAGCCAAAATGGTGAGGCGTATTTATAACTCAAGGATAAGATTAATCTATTAACACCCGAATAAGGTCTGCCTGTAATGGCGTTTCGGGGTGTGTGCCCTTCAGTAGACCACGGTTTTTCCCACGGTATAATGTTTTGTTCGAGAGCTTCTATGAAGCGGTCGGTTATTAATTTATATACTTTGTTTTTCATAGCATTTGCTATTTGGTTTTTGAGTGCGGTTTGAAATGTGAGCTATTAATCTGCACAATATTTTGTTCAATGTCAAGTACTTTTTTTATAATAAAAACAGGTAGTTATCAAGATAACTACCTTTCTGTATTATGGTTTGTTGGCTGTCGGTATCCCACCCAATCAAATGCCCATTCTTTCAAAAGTTCGGTTGATTCGTTTGGGTGTCTATGCATGAGAATTGCGAATAATGCAAGTGCATCCTGTTCGTTATCATGCCCGGTTTCCCACGAACGAAAGTTTCCTTTTAAATCATCAATAAAATGCTTTTCTGAAAATTTCATTTTCTTGTGTAGTTTAAGTGTTACTTGTATTTTTATTGCAGACATAATTTATTTTGTTTTAAATTAAAAACCCCATCAGACATTTTGCCTGATGGGGTAACCCTAACGTATTACCAGCCGCATTTTGCGTATTGTGGGGTTGACGATATAATCTTGTCGGCTACAAGAGCTTTGAGAAACCTCAAAAGATCGTATGATTCCCTATATAAGATGCCCGTTTCAACATTATTAGGAAACCTTTTGAAAAGTCTATCGACTTCGCTTTGGTAATTTATACTTTGCAGTAGCTTATATACGCAAACCGGGTGCTTTGTGTCTTTGATCATGTATTTATGAAGCTCGATTCGAATATAGTGCTGTTCATCAAGAACCGTTGGCTCAAAACCATGCTCATAGTGTTTCTCGTACTGTAATATAACGCAACTACATTCTAAATAAGCAAGTGTTTCAGTTATAGCAGTAGCTATTTCTCTTTTTGTGCTTAATTCGTCAATGGAATCACATATATAATCTGATTTTCTTATAAATTGACTTACTTGATCTGCTGTTGTTTCTGTATTTACAAACAGATCATACAAACCGTTGCGTAATTCAACATATTCCTGTGGGCTATGTATGAACGAACTCATATTACGCCTCCTGCAAATTTGATGGTTCAAAGTTATTTACCGCTTCAACGATCTCTTTAAAGAGCGGTTTCATTAGTGCCAAATGGTTTTTCTTTCGAGGATATTCCTTTTCATCGGGACAGTGATACGGCATAAGCATCGGCATTACTATACCAGCGGCACGTTTTATTGCGCCACCTTTATATTTCGCTTCATCAATAGTTTCAAAAATGATTCGTGGATATTTTGTGTCGGCATTCACAATTTTAAAAACTACCGAAGGTACATTTATGGCGTCTAAGAACTTCAACAGATCAAGAAGTACTTCAACTTGAATAGTAACTTCAACATCCGGATCATCTTCGGGTACAACAGATGCGATATTCGGGTAATTTTGATCCAGAAACCAATGCGCCTGAGCCACAAAATCAGCATTTAGCGCTTGTTTTTCGTCAATTTCATACACTGCCGAATCTGCAAAGTGCTGGTTTTCTTCATCCGTTTCAACATATACAAGCTTGTGCGCATCGGTTGCTACCATGTGCGGGCCGTGGCAAGCAACACCCATGAGCGCCATTCGGTTTATATCGTCTCCGGCAATGTGTTTTGATAGGGATTTAATAAGTCTGTTTGAAATACTCATAATATTAGGGTTTTTGGTTAAGGTTATACTAAAAAGTCTTCAAGGTAATCCGGCTCAAGGCCAAATTGCTCATAGCAATAATCAAAGGGTAATTCCCCAGATTCAATGCGGTTGATTAATTCTTGCCTGTGTTGCTGGAAGCGTTCTTCCGCCTGATCTTGGGTAAGCCCTTCACGTTGGCGTATAATATCTTTTATGTGTTGTCTGTGTGTGTCCATAGCATTTGCTGTTTGGTTTTTGAGTGCGGCTTGAAATGTGAGCTATTAATCTGCACAATATTTTGTTCAATGTCAAGTACTTTTTTATAATAAAAACAGACAGTTATGTATTACATAACTGTCTATCGGTATTATGTTTTTACTGTCTCGTTGCCTGTGCTGCAAGCTTCGCAATACGTGATGCGTAATGCTCAATAGCCTGCATTTTGCGTTGTGCGGCGTTGCGCTTTAGTTCACGCCTTGTAACGCCTGATACAGTATCAATCCAGTCTGAAATGTCTGTTATTTCAGAGGATAAGCCATGAGGATATGTGTTATTTGGCTCTTTGTCTATCCCCTCAATAACAATACATGCGTGATGCATTTCGCCTACGTCTATGTACTCGTTGTCGGTAGGTGCAATGTTCGGCAAGAAATAATCTTCAGCAATAAATTGCTGTTCTATGCCTATTTTTTCGTTAATTACTCTTAATACTTCATCAGTATTAAGATCGTTTTTATTTTCAAAATATACGCAATCATTGTATGCGTGGCCTTGAGCGTCTCTGTACGTTATTGTGAGTATTATCCAGCTCATAACAATAGGGTTTATATTAAGATTTATCCCTCTCTTTAATGAGAGGGGTTTTTAAGTTAATGTTGGGCTATTTCTTGGTTGTATTCATCAACAAGTTGATGGAATGTTTTTCTGTTTCCATCGGTCATATCGCAATACATGCGCACCATAGCGTGAAATGTGCGCCACGGAATGCCCTTGTAGTCCAATGCGTATCCACGATATTTACGGTAAAAATGTTGCCCTAAGCGCTCACCGTACAACTCAATCAACCTGTCCCGTATATCGTGCGGGAAGTTGTAGCAGAAGTGAAAGAATTCGGTTGTTATTTCATGTTTTTCCATAGTTAAACCTTTGGTTTAAAGTTAGAGTTGTTTTAAAAAGGGAATGGAAAATTCCATTCCCTTTGTTAGGCGTTATGCTACCTGCTTGAGCTTATTTAACAACTTGTATTTCTCACTGTTCAGTGAGCTTTTTTGTTGTTTAAGCTTCTTCAGATCTTTCTCGATCTTATCGAGCTGCTTCTGTATTTGTTCTTGGTTTAGCTCTTTAGAGCTTTTTTCTTTTTTCACTGTTGCCTTTCGTTTTTTAGAAGTCGTAGACTTCTTTTTGCTTTTGGTTGTTTTTTTGGTGGGTTTCGCCGGCTTGGATGATGCGGGGCGTGGTTGTGCGCCTGATGTGTTGCTTGGTGCATATACAGGTACATAGTCGATGGTTGATAGAACTTTCATGATTAAACCTTTGGTTTAAAGTTAGGGATTAAAACTCCGGTAAAACCGGAGTTATTGTAGGTTAAATGGTTTCAAAGAAACCATCCGTGAGCGTTGCATGTGATTCCTGCTCGATTTCGGCAAGCATCTGTTCGTGGCTCAACTTACCTGCGTAATAATCTTTGATTATTTGGTCAACACTGGAAGCTGAAAGCTCGGGAAATTCGGATTGAATTTGCTCGTGTAGGTCGTGATTTGCGTGTTGTGTATACATAGCGTTTGCTGTTTGCGTTAAGGTTTAAAACTGCATCGTAGATGCATCGCTCGAAACATTGCGTTTGCCGTGTCGAACTGCATTCAAACTGCAAATTTTTTTGTGCAAAAGTCAAGTTAGAAAACTCTAATGCCTTTTTAGAACCAAAGGTTCTACAGAAACATTATATTACTGGTGGCATATCGGGTATTGACTCGATATATGTTATTTTTCTTATGAAAATAACATAAATTCTGATTTGCTTTATTCAGCTTTGCCCTAAGTAGGCTCTATTGCCTTTATTCGGCGATTGCACAAGATTCTATGAATAGAATTTTTGGACAAAGATCCATTAAACGTGCGATATAGGCTTGTGATGTGTGTTCCTGCATTATGTGAAATCACACGATTCAAGCCAATTTTGTGCACTTTTGGGCTAATGCCCAAAGAATTGTGCTTCACGTGCGTTTTGGACAAAATTTTAGTCAAAAATCGGGGTGTATAGCCTTTATTCGCTTCGTACAATTCTATGACAATGACAGTATTGTTCCAATACAGTCATTCGATATCCTGTCAGTGAGATTTGAACAAAATTTTGTGTACACAAAATTGTGCGTTTCAGAAATTCAAGTCATGTTTCCCACAATTTCGTGCGTGTCTTTACCCGTGAAATTGCGTTGTATAATTTATCTTATGTAAAGTTGAATAGTTTTAGGGGTTTGTTTTTTTATGAATCCCCTCCTCTCCCCTATCGGGGTGCTGAAGTGATCAGAAACCAGCCAACATGCATGTGTGTATTGCGTGCAGTTTGCCTGTGCTTAGCGTGTTGCGTGTGTACGCATAATGCCGGGGCGGCGGGCGTGCGGGCACCCCCCGGGTGCGTTGAGTGCGGTGTGGTTGTTGTTATAATCGTACGCTGAATAGCAATAATATGAGAGTTTCCGTGGACGGGGTGAGGGGTTGTTTATATATGGGGGCCAAAAATATAATAGGAGACATGATATAAGGAATTTTTCTGAGTGTTTATTACATTATTGCATTAACTAAATACAATATTATGAGTTATAAACATTGGTATAAAAAGAGTTCCGTTAACAATAATGACAACTTTAGTTCAAAGGAAAAACCTGATAAATCATACCCTACCCGGCTTTCCGATATAAGAGAGGTTGACCGACGCAGGCATGAGGTGTTAGATTATTTATTACTTGGCTACGAAGCTGATTTTATAGCCCACACGTTAGGGGAAAGAAAACAGCTTATAGAGGATGATATAAAACATATAATGGAAATTGGTTATAAGGCACGGGATGAGGATCTTACCGAGGTTCGTGATGAGGTTGTCCGTATGCACCGGTTATCAGCAAGAGAGTCTTTAAAGGCCTGGCATGATTCTAAAAAGCCGGAAAAGACAATCAAAGTTAAAAATTATGTAGACGAATACGGTAACCCGAAAGAGGAGGTTACTGAAACAACCAAAACAAATTCCGGGGATTCCAGGCATCTAAAGAATTTTACCGAATCAGCTAAAGAGCTTGGGAAGGTAACCGGTGCTCAGAAGCATAAAGAGTTAGAAATTAACCAGAAAAATGAGCATAACCAGTTAAATATTTTAAATCCTAACACAACACAACTACCTGATGCATTAGATCGGTGGACAACACGCCCAGATAATGATGACACAAAACTTGAAATTGATGAGGATTAGATTATGAATAAAGCATGTCGACCATTTGAAAAGGAAGAAATAGCATTAATGTTTGAGGGGTTTAAAACCGAAGAATACGGTAACCGGGATAGGGCAATATTTGCAGTTGGAATATCAACTGGTTTTAGAATAAACGAGATTCTGTCTTTAAGGGTTAAAGACGTATATAATGAAATTGGAGATCCATACGATAAAATAAAAGTCCAGAAGCGTAATATGAAAGGCGGGAAGTCCCGGCCACCTAAAAAGATCTTTCCAGAAACAAAGCTTTATTTATCACATTGGTATGATGAGCTTATGCGCCGATGGACAGTACACAAATCATCTAAATGCTTCATGTCTGAAAAAGGTGGTGCTATATCAGCAGAAACATTTAGGGTTTGTATTAACAGGGTATGCAAAAAGGTTGGCATAGAGACTAAAGAAATTGGCACTCACTCGATGCGTAAAACTTTTGCCAATGCTGTATATGATTATTGGGTAAAACAAGCTAAAGAGGGAAGGCGTATAGAGCCAATGCGGATGGTACAAATTGAGCTTGCACATTCAAACATAGATGACACCTATCGGTATTTGAATTTTAAGCTCGAAGAAAAAGGAGATGATGTTTTTCATGAATATAATATGCTCGCAGGTCTATACTAAAAATTCAAATAATATTCTGTAAAACTTTGTAAAAAGTTTAAATTCTAATGTTATCATAAAGCGCCGGAATGTTAACATTATTGTATAAAATATTAACATCTCTACTATATATGTTAACATAAAATGTAACCTCTTCTGCACGTAAATTCGGTAAACGCAATACTACCTTATACGTACGTATATAGTAGTAGGACAGCCTTGTGTGCACATGTTAACATTTAGTGGTTATATGTTAACATTTTTATATCGGTGGTTAACAAATTTACGTTTTTTAGCACATATAGATATAGATATAGAATATAGAATATATATATATACTAAAGCTGGTTAGAAATTGGTTTCGAAAAGAGAAAAAATTTCTGAGAGTGAAATATTGCTTTTATAGTTGATAATCTTTAGAATGATATTCATGAGTAAAAGCGATAAAACAGAGATTATTTGGCCGTATTACCCGCAACCTAAACAGGAAAAGGCTTGGGATTTAATGGCTCCTTTTGCAGCAAAAACGGTTAACGGGTATGGTGCTGCCAAATTCGGCGGTAAAAGCTGGAATATTCGAAGTATCGCAAGCCTGCACTTAATGGCTCGTCCGTTACATGCCGCCATCTTTGCGCGGGAATATGACCAGTTAAAAGATCTGCATATTGAACCGATCAAAACTGAAATGCAGGATTTCATAAAGCTTGGCAAAGTAAAATGGAATTCAAATGACAAACAGTTTACTTACAAAGAAACCGGATCTGTGTTAAAATTTATACAGATTAACCGGCCTGCTGATATACGTAAGCATAATGGTAAGGGTTTTGACATGGTTTTGGTTGATGAAGCCCAACAGTTTACAGATTTCGAATTAAAATATTTCCCTTCTTTATGCCGGCCATCGGCAATTGCTACAAACGCTCGAAGCCGTATTAAAAAACAAATGAGAATTGCGGATTCCGATGCTGAAAGGAAGAAACTCAAGAAGCTATATGAACAATATTATTATAAACCGAAAGTTATGTTGTGTTTTAATTGGGGTGATACTGGGCACAACTATCTTGTTTCTCATTTTTGGGAAGGTTGTTCGCATGAAAAATCAGAAGAACGAACATTAGATGGTTTTGAGACCGAGGTTGTTAAAGACTTAAAAACCGGAGAAAAGAAAGTTAAGTATGTTGAAGATCCAGATGATTTTGCATTTATTTTTGCGGATTGGCGGGATAATAAGATTGGATACCGGGAAAACCCGGAATACATACGTTCGTTGAAGCGGTTGCCTGAGCCTTACCGCACGGCTTATATGGACGGAGACCCTTACGCCTTTGCAGGACTGAAGTACCAGATTGTGCCCTATATACACGAGGTTGATCTTGATGAACTATTTTTACCCTACGGGGGCATAGTACCAAGCCATTGGCGTTTAGTAGGCGGCCTTGACCCGGGTAGTGCGGATTATTGTTCGTTCTCTCTGTATGCGATAAGCCCTGATGGTAAAAAGTATCAGCTTACTGATTACTATGAAAAAGAAAAAAGACTTGAAGATCATGTAGACGATATATACGAGGATATAAAAAACTGCCGGTGGTTGCCGAAAGACAAGATTGTTTTACCGGAGTATGTAATTGCTGGTAAAGATGCGTTTGCACGCCAAAACCGGTATTCGATTATGTCTCATGATGTTACATTATCGGATATATTTTGGAACAGGTATGGTATAAAGTTAGTAGAATGTATCAATGACCGGCGTAAAGGTGCGATAGCTGTGGGTAATGCGTTGCACTACAAAGTAAATGAAGATACCGGGGATTTTGAAACAGAACCAAAGTTGTATTTTGGTTGTTATTATAAAACGGTTGGCGGTGAAGAAAGGCAAAAAGTAAGTGTTTGTCCACATACTATAAACGAGCTTAAAAGTTTGGTAAGTGATGACCGGGATGTTGAAGATATAAAGCAGGGGCCGGGCATACCTGATCACGCTTTTGATAAAACAAAATACTTTTTACTTGGAGCGTTAAACCCTGTTACCAGGAAATCAGAGAAAAGAGAATTGGCCCAACATAGTGATTATGGAAGAATACCTAAAAATCAGGTATATTCTGATAATGAAAAAAGCCCGTCTACACTCAATGATGTATTTGCTGGTAATCGGGTACCCTTAACAGAAACAATATAGTTATGCCATTTTTTGAACCTGTGAATCCCGACCAGCCGCTTGTCAAGCGTATACGCCACAACCGCACGGACACATTTAAATTTGAAAACCAAAGCCAGGATAAAGACGGAAATCCTTTTGATTTTACAGGTATGACTTTTGTGATGGAGATTAAAGACCGGCGCGGTGGTACTGTTGCTGTAACTATACCAAATGGAAATTTTGAAGTACAGCAGAGCGTTGAGGGTGCAGCGGCCGGGGTTTTTGATAAGTTTTTAATAACCCATCCCCCGGCGGATTTTGCCAGTCTAATAAGTGAGCCATTTGAGTATTACTATGATATACAAATAACTGATGGGGGTGGTGAGCTTTTTACGCCAATCAAGGGGCCTTTTGTTATAATAGATGATTAATGGCATACCTTAGACAAATATTCACAAAAATCTACCGAGCATCTAATACCTTTACTAAAATTATTAGAGCTAACCAATTTTTTGAAAAGACAAAAACAAGATTTACAGTTGACTATACGACCGGCGCTTTTGCCCTTGAAGGATTTGATGTTACAGGTGTAGGAAATGACATAACCCTTGAATGGACTGCCCGTGGCGAATTTGATAACTACAGGGTATATCGTTCAACCGACAACCAAACATTCACAATGATCGTTGAGCTTGGTGTGGGTGTTGAGATGTATCAAGATAATGACTTAACGCAGGACACGTATTACTACTATGTTGTTGGAGTGCTGCCATCAGGTGTTGAAAGTTTAAAAACAGATGTTTTATCAGTATTTGCTAATGAACCCCCGGCTGATCCAACAAATTTAGGTGTTACTGCTGAAAACGAGCAAGCTGTATTAACGTGGGATGCTGTAGATGACAGTAATCTCCTTGAATATATTTTGTATTTAGACGGGGTTGAAGTTGACCGGACAACACAAACACAATTTACATTTACCGGACTAACTAACGGACAGCAATACACATTTGGAGTACAAGCTATTGATGAATTATCAGCTACAAGCGGAATATCTGATATCATAGAAACCGTTGCAGATACCATAGCCCCGGCTGTTCCTACGGGGCTTTCGGCAGATGGTGCAGACACTGTTGCGGATTTATCGTGGGATGCAAACAGCGAACCGGATTTGGCCGGCTATAATGTGTATGTAGACGGGGTGAAGGACAACGGTTCTCTTGTAACAGGAACGAGCTACCAAGCAACTGGATTGACCAATAATACAACCGTAGATTTTCAGGTGTCGGCTGTTGATGGCGATGGTAATGAAAGTGCCCTTAGTGATCCCGTATCAGAGATCATTGAGGATACCGTTGCCCCGGCCGCACCTGTTAATTTTACTGTTAATGACCTTAATGGTATTGCTGATTTGTTTTGGGATGCATCGGCTGATAGTGATTTTAAAGAATCACGTGTTTATTTAGATGGGGTTTTTCAAGGTGTTACAACATCTACAACATTTCAGATAACCGGGCTTACTGTTGGCCAGCAATATACATACGAAGTATCACATGTTGATACATCCGATAACGAATCTTCTAAAGCACAAGCCGTTTCTGTAATGGCAGATGATATAGCCCCGGCCGCGCCAACGGGTTTGGTTGCTGTTGGGGAAAACGGATCGGCAGATCTTTCATGGGATGCAAATAGTGAACCGGATTTGGCCGGGTATAATATATACGTTAATGGTGTTAAAGATAATAGTTCTGTAATAACTGCAACATCTTACCAGGTAACAGGACTTACTAACGGGGCCAGTTATGATTTTCAGGTTTCGGCCGTTGATGATTTCGATAATGAATCACCGCTAAGTGCTATTGTAAGTGAAGTGATAGAAGACACGTTAGCCCCAGCAACACCAACCGGGCTTACGGTTATACCGGGTGATACAGCTTTAGATTGCTCTTGGGATGCAAATAGTGAACCGGATTTGGCTGGATATAATGTATACGTTAATGGTGTTAAAGATAATAGTTCTGTAATAACTGCAACATCTTACCAGGTAACAGGACTTACTAACGGAGTTAGTTATGATATACAGGTTTCAGCCGTTGATACAAGTGATAACGAATCACCGCTAAGTGCAATTGTTTCGGGAACACCGGCTATACAAGAGTTTGGAATTGACAATAACTCATTAGCGTTTTTTAACAGCTCGGAAAGTAATAGAATGGACTTAGACGGGATATATGATATAGGTGAAAAATGCACTATACAAGCATTAGTAACTCTTGATAGTGCTGTTGGAACCAACGCTACTATTTACAAAGAAGGGTTAGTTGACGCTGCTTTTGGTATAGAGCTTGGATTTAATGGTTCTGAAGATCTTTTCCTCCGTGTACAAGGTTCTGGAGAAGATAAAACCCTTACCTACAATATTAATTTTAATGATATAACTAATGATAATTGGAAATTAGTTGGAGGCTCCTTTGATGGAAGCACAGGAGAAATGAAACTTTATGTTGATGGGGATGAAGTTGCTTCTACAACAACTACAAATACCGCTGTTAACACAGGTTCAGGTAATGGTAAAATAGGGCAGTTTATAGGTAAGTTAGATAATTTGAGTATATGGGATAAGGTTTTAACTAAAGAAGAAATGTGGAATGCCGTTTTACATAAAGACTTTCAGGCTTCTGGACTATTAGGTTATTGGGATTTTGAGGACTTATCAGAAGGAACAGTTAATGACCAAGTAAGTGCCTTAGTAGGTACGCACTCAATATCTAATGGTATCCTTGGAGCTTATCCAATTACTCCATTCTATCAAAGAAAAGACCTAAGAATGGTTAAGGATAGTAACGATAATAATATTAACTATAATGGAGACTTATTAAATTTCCTTGGGCAAAACTTTACTATAGAAGCTTCTTTTAATTTACAAAACTCAGCTATTAGACAAGGAATTATAGGAAAGTTTAATAAAAATGATACGAATGATCAGCAATTTCTTCTTCGTGTACAAACAGACCAAGCACTTTTTGTAGTAAAAAACGATGCTGGAACTCAGTTTTCTGTATGGTTTACACAAGGTGGTCTTTTCCCTATAGCAGATGAACAACGACACGTAGCAGTAACTTATGATAATTCTGATTTACGTCTCTATGTAAACGGAGAATTAAAAGCTACACAAAATATAGGTAGTATTTCTTATATGCCTGTAAGTGATTTCTTTGTAGGTGGAGAAGATTCGGATGCATCAAACAGGTTTTTTGAAGGAGAGCTATTTGATGTGGTTGCTTACGATGAAGTTAAGACTGACTTAGAAATTACTGAAATGGCTTTTAGTGTTGTAGACCAAGCAGATAAAAACTTGAAATTTCTTACAGACTTTAATGATCCCTTAAATCCGGCACAAGATAAAAAACTAAACTTTACTGTCAACTCATCCAGTATTAGTAGTGATTTTCATAAATCTAACGGAGAAGAATCAGGTGTTTTAAAGAACTCACTCTACATAAAAGCTGATTTTGCTGGTAATGGTTGGGAGATAGATCATGATGATGCGGTTTTTGACTCCATAACGGATGATATAACCATTGAGTGTTGGATAGCTGTTATGGAGATAGGCTTTACGAATGGTATTATAATGGATAAGTTTTTTGACGGCGCAACAAGATCTTGGTTTGCGTGGCTTAAATTTAGGTCAGGGGAACATGAAGGCCGTTTTGTAACAGCAAACGCATGAGGTTCTGCAACACCTAACGTTATATTTACAACAAACCCCGTGCCTTTTGGAGAATGGTTTCATTATGCTGGTTCTTATTCTAAGTCGAATAACCGTATGAGGATTTATATAAATGGCGTTATAGATAATGAGATTACCCCAGCAGAGCAAGTTTCTATCCACAGTAATAATCAACCTGTTAGATTTGGCTCTGACTATAATAATACGGATCATACTAATTGTCTTATACAACTTCCAAGAATATGGAATGTTGAGCGCACCCCAACGCAGATAGCGGATAATATGAATACTGTTTTAGGTTCTGCAACCGGCCTTTTAGCTGAATATGATTTTGATGCTACTGATGCCGGAGGGAGAAAGCAGATTATAGACAATACTGGAAACACAACAAATAGTTTTCAAAATACTGTACACAAAAGAATTGCAGCGAGGAGACTTTAATATTTGTAATGATTAAAAGTAAAACAAAAATAAATAAAATTAACTCAGTATTCACTCGGTTAAAGTTTAATCAAGGGTTTAGAGACGGAACGCAGTTTTGGGCCACGGGAACCCCTGATGATGGTAATGACTTTGTTTATTGGTTTGCAGAATACGATAATCAAACCGGAAAATTCAAAAAAAGATTTGTCAGTGATGTTTTTTTAGGAGGCTTTCATGAGGGATTTGATATAGATAGCAACCAGAATTTATATGTATTAAGTGGTCAAGGACCTTTATACAAACTAAATTATTTTGATTTCTCTTTAGAGATACTTTTGATGGAAACATCAAATATATTAGGTTTTGCCTTAAATGAAGAAAATAATGAGGTGTGGATTGCAGCAGGGCAAAATTTAATAAAGATATATGACATGCAAACAGGGGAGTTTATAAGCCAGCATAGTTATGACACGGATTCATCAGGTGCGAATTATGTTTTAGAAAATGAAAACATATATACGATAGTCAATGTTATTGCAGATAAACTTCAAGTATCATCTATTAACGTAAATACAAAAGAAACTGGGGTAAGTAATGATTTATTGGCAGGAAGGCCAGTAACATTTGTAACGTTTCAATCTTTTTTTGTAAAAGATGGTTTTTTCTATAGCGTATGGTCAGAAAACGATAGCAATGAACAGATTTATATGGGTAGATGGGATCTTGCGACATTTAATAACGAATGGATTTTATTATTACCTCAAACATTTGAAGACTCTACGCCAACTACAGAGATTATAATGGACAATGACAACCGATTGTATTATTCCTGGGATTTTGGTGTAGGAACATCAAGGGTAGCCTGCCTACAATTAGATAATGCCGGTCAAAACCCAGAGCTTTTATGGGAAAACGATAATGTGCTAAGCGGATCTTTTGGTAGCGTAGCTACCGAAGAGATGTCGGTAGAAAAAGAACCATCCGGGTTTCTTTTTGTTTTACATGCTGTGGGCGCCGGCATCTCCGTTTTAAACAAGCTAACCGGTGAAAAAGTTATTGGAACACAGCCGTCCCCACCCCGTTCTAATTTTATGACAATAATACCTTTTACAGACTCTGATCAAGTTGGCCTTAGACAAATGCGTCTTAGTTCAGAAGACTGGGAGATGTTTATTCCCGGCACAGAAGATATTGTTCGACCTGCAACAGGATATGTAAACAACGGACTAACATTCGATGATCCATTTAACATAACTGAATTTGATAATAATAGGTACTTGCGGTTAGCAATGTTATTGTTTAAATCATCACGAATCTCTGGTGATACAGAATCTATTGATTTAGATCTTGAGGTTATTAAAGAATACACCGATTCAACTCCAGACGAGATTATTTACAGTGGGATCACCTCAGGCCAAGGTTTAATATTTGCACCAGGTATTGATGATGAGTTAGAATTGCGAATTGATACAATTATTGATTTAACCAATACCAAAAGAATATATTTAAATATAACAGAAAGCAGTCCTGTAGAATTTTTACCAACAGATACATTTATTATTGACTTATATGCAGACTTTGATTTTTAAGTTGAATCTTTGGAAAACGAATTGTTACTTTAACTAACCCTTAATATAATTTACTATTATGCCAAAAGACACGAAAGTACCCG